ATCAGGTGGTGGCAGCAGTGCCATTACAAGCGAAGCAACTGCAGCTGCTAATGCTGCAGCAAACACGGCTTCCTCTGGTGGCACTGGAGTTGCAGGAGCAATTGATGGAGTTCTTTCTGGAGTTACTTCTGCTGTTTCTGCTGTGGCAGAAACAGCTGCTTCTGCAGTTGGTGCAGTTACTGGAGCTGTCACTGGAGCAGTGGGCGCAGTAACATCTGCAATCGGAAAAACAATTGACGGCATTACTTCAACAATCAGTTCTGCAACACAAGAACTTACTGGCAAACTAGATTCAACACTCAAGTCTCTTGATTCCAATTCTCCTCTTGGTGAGATACAATCAAAAGTTACTGAACTTGAAACTTCTATAAATGATAAACGTGGTGAAATATTGAACCTAACAGGAAAAGAAAAAACTTCGATCTTAGGTAAGATTGATCAAGTGGCTACAAAAGCTGCCGCCAAGAATATCTCATTTGATATTGATCCAGATATTACTTCTGAAATTCAAAAATCTAAAAATATACCTCAAGAAGTGACTGTGACTGGTAAGAGAGTTTATCCTAAAACAGAAACTGTCACCAAGACTACACAATCATCTAATACTGGCTAACAATGACAGCTATTGCCATTCCATGTCCAGCAACTTTATTGCCCACAAAGGCAGACTTGGTGAATATCTTCACCGAACTGGCTTCTGTGCCCTCTAAGATTGAAGCTCAACTTGCGACTGCCGAAGAACGACTAGCATTTGATCCAAATATCTCAGATAACGTCAGAGCAGAATTAGAACAACAGATACTCAATTTTCGACAAACGGCTGATGACATTCGAAAACGTATAGATCAAATCAAAGATGCATTAGGGAACTTTCCTATCTCTGTAACTGATCCAGTATATAATGGGGTGAGTATTCCTGATCTAGAATGGGAACGTAGAATGACTGCTCTCACGCAAGAGTATCATTTATATGTTCAATCAAAGATGATGGAGCTGATCAATGCTGTATTGCCAATTAGTTTCAGCGTTCCAGTTCTTGGACTAAACATCGATATCGTAGAATTATTTTCAAGCGCAGAATATCGAGCACAACTCAAAGCCCAGATACAGGAAAACGTAGACTCTTTTCACAGTTTGATTCCAGAACCATATTCTAGTTATGACGGTGATCTTGGAATTGATTCGGATGCGATAAAAGCCGAAATTACATGGTCATATATCATGGGTCAATTGAAGAAAGGTGGATTGAAGATATTATATGATGCATTCGGCGGTCTTATTGATTTGTTCAATACAATATGGAAGGCTCTCGGTCTCCCAGCTTTACCATCATTGACTGATTTGAACGTGAAGGGTATAATTGAAGGAAAAATTGCGTCTTTGAAACAACAACTGGCAAATGCTCCAGATGATATAAAAAATGAAATTCGACAACAGATGTTGGATGCAATTGATTCAATTTCTGTTGCTGGCTTTGGTATTGATCAGGTAACTGGTGGAGATATAGAAACTTATGTCACGAGTTTGGAGCAAAAAATAGAACGTAAACTTGAAGCATGGAGAGACTTTGGGGAAAACTATCCAGAATACCTGATAAAATTATGGATGCAAAAAGTCACTGCATTTTTCAACGCAATTGGTTTGAGTGCTCTGACACAATGGATCACCTTCAATTTCTGTCAATTCCTTCAGTTGATAGGAGTTCCGACTTCAATTGATATTGGATATGGAGTTTCAGTTGAATTGAGCGAAACTGCAGCCCTTGATGCTGCATAATATAAATAAATTGCAACCTTCTCAAGAGAATATAAATGGCTATAGCTCTAAATAGTAGAACATATAAAGATATCGATTTGGACTTTCTTCCAAATCCGATTACAAAAGATGTTCTAAAGAAAACAAACGAAGAAGCGATTGCAGCCTCTATTTCGAATCTTTTACAGACCTCAAACTATGAAAGGCTATTCAATCCTGGTTTGGGTTGCAATTTGAAACGGTATCTTTTTGAACCAATTGATGATATTACGACGAACAATATTCGCGAGGAAATTACTAGAACAATAGTAAATTTCGAGAAAAGAGTTGATCTCTTGGATGTTCAGGTTGAGCCATTTCCAGATGAAAATATGTACAATGTCTCAATCAAGTTCTTTATCAAAAACGACCCAGACCCAATTACCATTACCCTATTCCTAGAACGAGTAAGATAACATGGCAAACATTGATGCAAAACTAAAAGTTGCCGAGTTGGATTTTGATACTATCAAAACCAATCTGAAGAACTATCTCAAGTCACAGTCAGAGTTTAGCGACTACAACTTTGAGGGTTCTGGTATGTCTGTTTTGCTAGACGTGCTTGCATACAACACTCACTACATGGGATACTATTTGAACATGGTATCCAACGAAATGTTTATTGACACTGCGTTGACTCGCGGTTCAGTCGTTTCTCATGCGAAACTATTGGGCTACACTCCACGTTCTCGTATTGCTTCTCGTGCAGCTGTCAATCTCACTATTTCTCCAGCCGCTGGAGATGCCAATGCATCAGTTCTGATTCCACGATTCACTCGATTTGTGTCAGAGACGAAAGACGGTGTGAACTATATCTTCACAAATCCAAGCACAACGATTGTCGCTAAAAATACTTCTACAGGGTTGTTTGTTGCTCAAAATTTAGAGCTAAAAGAAGGTCAACCTGTAACGTTTACGTTTACATACGACTCACAAACGAATCCTCGTCAGGTTTTTGAGTTGCCAGACGTTGGCATTGATACTTCTACGCTTGAAGTTGTTGTGCAAAATTCAGCGCAAAATGCTAATCAAGAAACATATATCTTGGCTCAAGACGCAACTGCTGTAAACGAAAATGCACTTGTTTACTATTTGGAAGAAAACAAGAACGGAAGGTATCAGATCTATTTCGGCGATGGAATTATTGGTAAAAAGATTTCTGAAGGAAATATCGTTATTGTCACATACCTCGTAACCTCTGGTGCTGGTGCAAATAATCTAAAAGACTTCAAACTTTTGGATAATATTCTAACAGGAGCAACAACAACGATTTCTCTTGTTGCTGAATCATCCTCTGGCGCTGCAGAAGAAACAATTGATCAAATTCGATTCACTGCACCAAAGTCATTCATTGCTCAAAACAGAGCTGTGACGAAAAACGATTATATTGCACTTATCAATCGAGACTATCCATATTTCGAAGCTGTCAACGTTTGGGGCGGAGAGGAAAATGTTCCACCTGTTTATGGAAAAGTATTCTTTACTGCCAAACCATTGGGTGGATATGAAATTACTCAAACTGAAATTGAGTTTGTCAAAAATACTATCTTGAAACCATTCTCAGTTTTGACAGTCACTCCAGAATATGTTGCAGCTGATTATAACTATCTAAACCTAGTTGTCGATGTCAGTTTCAACCCAACCAGAACAAACAGGACAGGCGAAGAAGTCAGATCTCTAGTTATCTCTTCAATTCGAAATTTCGCAAATACAAATCTTGATAACTTCAACAATAGTTTCAAAGTGTCAAAACTTTCTCGCGCAATTGATGATGCTGAGAATTCAATCACAAATAACGATATCAAAGTTTATCTTGAAAAGCGATTCACTGTTGATATTACAAGAATGGCAGATTACATTCTAAACTTTGATACTGAACTCAAACAAGGAACAACAACAGAACGTATCATTTCCTCTCCATCTTTTGGATATCTTGATAGCAATAACATAGAGAGAAATTGTTATCTTGAAGAAGTGTTGCAATCATTTACGGGTGTTGAAGAAATTGAAGTTTTGGTTGGTGGATCTGGATATACTTCTACACCATCTGTGATCATCGAAGGTGATGGTCAAGGCGCAACAGCTACTGCAGTTATTGTGAATGGTGCTGTGCGTAGCATTCAAATTACTGATGAAGGATCAGGATATACCTCTGCGACCGCTCGAATTGTTGGGGGCGGTGGTTCAGGTGCAAGTTTGAGAGCAAATCTGCAGGGCAGAACTGGAACTCTTCGAATTTACTATTTTGATAGCAATAATATCAAAAAGACCATCACAAATAATGCTGGAACAATTGATTATAGATCTGGTGTTATCACACTAGACAACTTCTCTCCAATTTCAGTTGATGATCCATTTGAAACTATGGTCATAAAAGCTGTTCCAGCTTCTAAAGTATTCAATTCAGAAAGAAATAGAATTTTGACTCTTGATCAATCAGATCCAACTTCTATCATAACAACCATCAATGCTGTGATTGAATAATATGGCAGGTACAGAAAAAACAATTTCGGCGTTGGTTGCTTCTCAGTTACCTGAGTTTGTAAAAGCAAATCACCCCCAATTCCAGAGATTTATTGAACTCTACTACCAATGGCTGGAACAAAACGACTCAACAGGCGTTTCAAATACTGCTGGAAATACAATCTATCAAGCAGCGCAGATTGCTGATTATAGGGATATTGATTTAGCTCCAGATGACTTTGTGCGCTATTTCAAACAAGAACTTTTGCCTTATTTCCCAGAAAAAAGTTCTCTTGATATAAAGAAAATTCTAAAAAGCGCACGAGAATTTTATTCTAAAAAAGGTAGTGAAGAATCCATCAAGTGGCTATTCAAAGCTCTATTTGATGAAGATATTGAAATCAACTATCCGAAAGAGCAAATCCTAATTGCTTCTGATGGTAAATGGAAGCTTCCAAGAGCATTTCGTATTACTGTTGGTGAGTCAAATAAAAATCTAGACGTAAATTTCCTTGAGAAAAAACTTGTAACAGGTAATAATTCTGGTGCAACTTGCGTTATTGAATCAGCAAATAGAACAATTGACCCAACGAATGGTATTGAAGTTATTGAGATTTATATCTCAAATATTCGAAAATATTTCGAAAACGGCGAATACATCACTGTAAACTATACAGATGCGAATGGAATTGAGAGAACCTTTTCTGAAAAGATTATTGGTACAATTTCAAATATTCGTATCGATTCAAATATTCGAACTGATCCGTCTCAACGACGTAGAGGGTTGTTGTACAACGTTGGAGATCCCGTTGTTATCACAGGTGGTCTTGCAGTAACAGCTGAAGCAAATGACGCTGTAGCAATTGTTGGTAATGTTACAGTCGGATCAATTGAATCTGTAGCAACGACTTTCCCAGGATATGGATACAGAGTCTATTCAAACACAGAAACAATTGTTTTACGTTCAACAGGCGATGATCCAAATTCAAACGCAAACACTGATCTTCGCGTTTTGGCTGTCAATGTCACTGCATGCACAACAAATAGTCAACAAAATTTTGTTGAATCAATCACATATGATAAAACAATCATAGATTACTTGGCTGATACTGTTATTGGAACTTCTAACATTGCTGCGTTTACTGTAAACAATAGAAACGCAGTTATCAATGTTACTGAAAATGACAAGGATGATCCTTATGATAATTATGAAGAAGTGTGGGCTAACGGAAATACTTT